AAAACTTACACAAAAGAAGGTGATATTGTTTTAGATAACTGTATGGGTAGTGGCACTACTGCAATTGCTTGTATGAACACGAATAGGAATTTTATTGGATTTGAATTAGATAAAGGGTATTATGATATTATTCTTGAAAGGATCAAGAATCATAAACCCAATGTAATTCAAGAAAGTAAACAAGGATTAGAAACATGGTTTTAAGTTACTACAACGAAAGAAAAGTTATTCAGCAGGAAACTCGTATGAGTAGAATCCTGAATACTTTTTTCATTCGTTCTATTACGAACATTCCTAATAAATATAATATTAATGATGCACTTGAACGTGCATTGATTACTGAGTTGAATCGCCCTGTATCGCGTATCAAAATCTCGAATCATGTGTATGATGTCCTTACACTTGGTATCATGGATGCCGATGAGAGCGATTACCGTGTGTATGCAGCAGAAGATGTAATTGATGAATATCGAGATATAGCAATGATAGAATACCTCATTGCTGCGATCTTTTGGTCAAGTGGAAGAAATGTCATGCGTGATGTTTCTAACCGTTTTTACGCTACTTACTCGGTAGATGAAATTGCCAAAATGACGGTGCATCAGGTTCAGCAACGTTTGTTAAATGTTTACAATGATTCTTTTGCTCATCGCACAGGAATTGTTGCACGCACACTCGTTAATGATATTTACAATTATGCAGTGATTCAGTCCTACATTGAAACTGGAACAAATTATTTTCAATTCCGAGCCGGTAATAGACAATAGAACATCAGATATATGTCGCATGTTGAATGGTTCTATCTTTCCTGCAAGTGAGGCACAACATTACCGTCCACCCTTACATTACAGATGCAGATCACGTTTAATTGCCCTCCAGGGCAACACAGTGAGGAATACAGGCATGATGTTTGATAATCGTAACTTCTCTACCCTGTATGATGAGAACATGCGCCCTTATACTAGTAGCACCGTTACACCCANTGTTATTAATCAAGAATTGCAGAAGATGAATACCTTCCGGCAACAGTGGGATTTGCCCGATGATTTANTATTTGAAGATTATTCTTACGTAAGAGGAATTTTATATGGATAAAGAAATGACATTAGAGGATGAAGTTGGATAANCTCAATGATGAAGAGTTANTNCAGCGGATCAATGAATTGTGCATTGATGTTTACGGCGAAGAATACTTTGAAATCTTTGGGTTTGAAGAGTATACGCGAGAACAGCGTTTATATCAGATGAGGTATTTACAGCGNAAGAATGATATTCTTGTCAAAGATATATCCTGTGATAGAGATGGATATAATTTTCTTGATTTGTGGCGTAAGTATTGGAATACGCGCGTTGTGCTCAATGCTGATGTTTGTGACATTTATGGTTTTGTAGCATTATCTCAACTCTTTAATCATGTGCGCGTTGAGCGCGGTGTAAAGGATGATTTACGTTTACATGCTTGTGTGATTATGCCGTCCGGTATGGCAAAGAGTGAATTTAATGATATACTTGCTGAATTTGCAGATATAGCGGATAAGTCTTATTATTCTGTAGGGGTATTTAAAATAAACAAGTTAATTGGAGAAATCAACAAAAAGATTGTTTCTAATAACATGCGTATCAATGCGTTCAGTAAGAAAGATAGAGGATGGGTTGACCCGGTTGAACCAGGAATATTAGCATCATATGATTACGTGGTTTTTGATGAAGGTGAAGCAGTCCTTGATCATAAGAAGATTCACATTCAGGCCCTACTTGACAAAACTATGAATCGCATTGGTTCTAAGGGCAATATGATTACTTCTACTGATAACCGTATTCATTCAAACCCTACATGTTCTTTGGTGATTACGAGTTATCATTTTGGATACTTATACTCATCTTTTCAAGAAAGGATTNTTCCCACGNATGATTGTCTACGTGCAACCAGAAGATCCTATCAAGCGCACAAAGACTTCAGAGTATATTGTAAGTGCNATNCCTTCTTTTTGTGGATGATNTTTCCGAGGCAGAGAAGAAGCTTGAAGAAAAGAGGAAACTACAAGATAAGTTACGTAAGAAACTGAAGGAAGAGGTAGAGAACTTACAGAATATGCATAAGGATACTAAAACAATCTATATGCGCGCGGGTGTTGATGAGATTATTAAAGATTACATAAACGAGTTACGTAACATTGTTCCAGGGTTTAATCCTGAGCAAATTGAGGCATGGGAATCAATGGTGTCGCGTGTATCAATCAACTTCATCAAAGTGGCTGCATTATTCGGTTTGATGAACTATCGTAATTATATTGACAAAGAGGACGCGCACAATGCGGCACGTTTGTTATTCCCTGCTTTGCGTTCTGTAGCGTTCTATATTATTTCAAACAACACAGGACGCAATGAAAAGTTAAACAGGCTTGTTATGCGCTTGCGTAGGGAATATATCGGTATGCGCTACACTAAGGAAGAATGGCAAAAAGTGTTCTTCAAGAGTTTTGGGGCCGGTGAGAGTTCTTCTGAAAAACTACTCGCATTGCTTATAGAAAGTGGAAAGATGCGTGTATTGAAGAATAAGGAAGAAGGTACTACTGTTTTACATGCTATCTTAAACCAAACATTTTTTATACTTTTACTTACCAATAACATATTGGTGCTTAGATTGGCATTGAAAGGTAAGAAAGATAAGTCTACTGATGTGGACGAGAGCATTGTAGCAAGAATCAATGAGATTGCAGAAAGGGTCGGTGAGCGTCCTGATGTTATTATGGCAGAGTATAAGAAACGCTTTGCTGAATACATGAAGCGGGACGGTATCACGGAGTCTAAGGCAAGAATTGTCACCATCAAATCGATTGTTGGTTCTTATAACGCTGCATTGCGTTCTAACATGTTACCGTTCAAGGGTTTCTTCTTTGGTTACACCAAGCCGTATGATTCGGTAAAGAAGGCAAACGCTGATGCAAATAATGAGATTGCAATCTACAAGAAGATGTTTGGCGATGAGTGGAAGGAAAATGCTATCGCTGACGGTCTGATTGATGTAGACGGTAATCTACTCTACACTAAGAAGAATACTACGACATTCCAGGCGTTCCTTATTGGGAAGAAGATNCCGAAGGTTCAGATGGAGAACAGGGCATATGGATTCTTTGTAATGCCTAATTCCGGTGAGGTAAAACCCGGTATTGTCTATGTGAAAGATCCTGCAAATTTTGTTCCTGAATTTGGCAAGATCTACATGTTTAGGGGAACGTGTAAGGATGAGAACAAGGACATTGTAAACATTTCTACTGGAATTAACACATCTAAACTTGTAGAACTTGATGATGACTTTGATTACGATGAATTTGTTACACTCGTAGAGGACTCGCTTGGAGATAACTGTGCTGCCTTTGAAGATGTGTATGACATTGAGGCAAAAGTAATCAATGGTGAGTATTCGGATAAGAAGTTCCTGCTTGCTGAGGCCATTATCTCCAAGATTAGTCTGTTTGATGAGTATGCATTTGTTGAAGTTACACCACTCGATGAGGATTTCGAGGGTAATGTTTCATTATCATGTTCTCCAAGTGTTGTTACAGGACTCTATGAGCAGGCAGTAGGCATTGTATGTTTCAAACCTTACTTCAATAAGAGGGTGAAGTAAGTGGTAATCTGCTTGGTTTCGTTACTGATCCCAAGTTCTCGCGTCCTGAAGATTTGTATGAGATTGCAGAGGATGTAGAGACTACTGATGCATTTGTTGAGGATGACGATTTCCTCTAATCTTTTTAGGTGAACTTACATGAATTATATTGAAGGATTAAAGATTATTGGTACAATTGCATTTATCGTAGTGTGTATTGCACTCCTTTTCATTTGGTATGCTGCATTTTGCTACATTGCGTATGTGCTGCTAGGTATGATTGGTATTACGGGACTTTGGCAAACCATTTGTGGTATTGTGCTTGGTCTGTTTGTTGCATCGCTTCCTATGTCTATTGGTCATTATAACAAGAGGTAAAAATAATGGCACTTGGTAAAAAGACTCTGGATAAAGCGGTAAAGGAAATACAGCAGAAGGAAGATCCAACTGCATCATTTTCCTATGAAGATGCTATTCTTTCTCTACAGAGTAAGGATATTATTGGTGTGTATGGTGACAAAAACACTGGTAAGACAACTACTGTCTACGGATTAATCGCACCTGGTTCCAGTGTAAAGGTTCTTTCGTTTGATACGAATAGTGTCTTACCGATGGAACTTGATTACATCAAAGAGAAAAATTTGAATATTCAGGTGCTTGATTCTCTCCGTCCGTATGATCGTTCAACAGCAGAGGATATGTTACGCACATCAAAGATTGTCTGTGATTGGAATACATTTCTGCTCAATGTAATCAAAGAGAAGAATGAAACTGATTGGATTGTAGTGGATGGAATTGAGCAGTATACAGAGATTTGCGAGAATGCAGGACGTTTAGAACTTAAGATTGACAAATTTCAAGGTGTAGTAAATCAGAATCTTTGGAAGATTCGTAATATGCTAATTGATAACCTACATGATAAATGTGTTGCATCTGCACGTTGTG